ATCTTCTCGCAGTCTTTGTTGAACATACATTTGAATGTGTGAATACACTTCCTCATAAAACTAGGTTTTACAGCAGTGAATCCATTTATTTTTTTAGTAGTTTTAGCCACTTCTTTCTCCTCTTAATATATTAGGTATATTATATCAGAGATTGAAGGTTTTGTCAAGCGTTTTGTGAACTAATTTCTTGTGATTGCTATAATCTTTTTGAGTTGTGCTTCGATTACTTCTGCACGATTGGGCCAATGAATATATGCCTCGGGTGATTTTGCTAGTTTGATAAGAAGTGGTATGATTAACTTCTCTAGGTCTTTAAATTTGTCTGCTTGTATTTTGCCAAGATTATCTTTTCGTAAATCGTATTCATCGTCCATCTGTGATTTTGCGATTTCAAATTCAACTTCATTCTTAGCATCAATCTTTTCAGAGGCGCCTGTAACTTCACGAAGTATCTTGTCTAGTTTTGTTTCTAGTCGTCCAATGATTTCAGTAGATACTGCCTTGCCAACGCCTGCAGCAGTTTGTTTAACTACATCTGCTGTTGCCTGTGTACTTGATGCTGATGTTTCTGCTGGTTTACTTGAAACGCCTGTGAAACCCCAATCACCACCTGAGTCAAATCCATCTAAAAAGTCAAAGTCTGCCATTAGTTCCAGTTTCCGTTGTGTAGTTCACTCATTCTACGATTAATATCTTCTATCTGTCTTTGTAAATCATATAACATTTGAGTGTTGTCAGGTTTACCCATGTTAGCATCTCTGACTTGATATACAAGTTCTCTTACACCATCTAATTGTGTCGTTGTAACATTACTAAATGAATTCTTTTCAAGATTTTGTGTTGTGCCTTCAAGAACACTTAGAATCTTTTGAATTTGTAAGACTTCTCTTTGAAATTCACTTACTTTAAAAGACATAGATTCTTTTTGATTGTCTAACTTATTACTAAGTCCTTCTAAACCATTTTCGATATCACGCTTTGCTTCTTCAGTTTCAAAGTCTATACGACCTTCAATACCACCTATACGCTCATGGGCATCTTCTGCCATCTCGTAAGCGCCATTGAGTTTAGTTTCTAAATTAGATGCTATTTGTAATCCGCCGTATGTTGCACCCAATACTGGTATTATGATGCCGGCGTAACCAAGATACTTCCACATAACTTTATTCCTTTATATTCCTTAGTTATATTTATATCTTTTATACTATTTAAGTTCGTTAATTCCTTGGGCTTTTCGCAAAGATTTATCTCTGTGTTTCTTTCTGATTTTTTCGACTTTAACATCTTTGTTACTTCTTCGCTTACCATATTGTTTAGTAAGTTCACTATCAGGATGTGCCTCTGATATTTTAGACAATGTTTCTTTCCAACCATCATCAGTTTTAGCATCAATATTATCACCTTGAGATGACACAATATTTACTGAGTGAATTTGTAGTTCCATGTTAGGATTAGATATGATTTTCTGCATGTCTGTAATCGACATAAAGTCCTCATAGACTACTCCTGTTTTCTTATTTTTAAATATGTATGTTGGCATTTATTCCCTCTGTGAACCATGTTGGTGTTGTAGTTTTCCATGTTGCAAAACCTCTCTTATACTTTATATAGTAATCTCGATAAGCCTTAATACTATCTTCATTCTTTACATCATCAGGCATTGCCTGTATCGGTTGTGTAAACGGCGCATCAGGAATATTTATCGGCGAATTCTTTAGTGTAGATTTCAACTTGACAACTGACATGTGGTCTTTGCCATATCGAATCTGAAATTCTTTGTGTAAACAAATCCACATCTCATACAACCACTCATAGTTGGCTTTACTTTGTCTTAGCCAGATATTACTTGGGTGATTCACATGACAAGATTTGTATAGATAGTGGTCTTTTGTTGGGTGAGAATATGTTTTCATTGTGCGACCTATCTTGTTCAGGCAAATGACTTCTTTGCCGTCAAGGACTCTGTGTGCAGTCGACAACAATTGAGCATACTCAACTAGCATTTTACTGCTGTGTTTATCAAGGTGCATCTCTGCACATATCTTTGGGTTTTCATGTAGGTAAAATATATTCATAATGTTATTATACTATAGTTTGTAATAAAAGTCAAGCGTTTACAGGTCATATTTGCCTCGTAAGTTGTATTTGATTACATCTTCGATTAAGTCTGTATAATGGTCCTCAGCAGCCCATCTCTTGAGAGTTCGTGCCAACACTAAAGCGTCTGTTATACCGTCGCCTCGCATCTCTCTGAACTCAGCATATGCAAACACTTCGTTTATGATTCTCATGTAATCTTTAACACTATCACATTTTGTTTCGTAAACTTTTACACCCCAACCAGGCCAGACTGTTTTAAAAGTTGGGTCAACTGATTTTGGCAGTGGTATCAAATGTTTATCTTCTTGATTCCAAGTTCTGATGCCGAATAGATTATTTGCCTCATGAGAGATTCTACTCTTACCCCAAGCAGTTTCGATTACTGCCTGTGCAACAATCAACTCTGAAGGTATCTGTTTACTTTTGGGTATGGTTTTGTTTAAATCTTTAATACAAGAGTTCAAAGAATATATAAACGAAGATTTTGAATTTGTTTTGATTTCGGCTGCATGTGTGTCAGACACAAAAGCAAATAAACTTATTGCCATGATACATGCTGTAAAAACATGTATGACACTTATTTCAAGTTTTTCTTTTGGTCTTTGATATTTGTTTTTTTTAATCATAAAAGAATCTCCATGCTTCCTCGTCTGTTATGGGAAGTTTCTCATAAGGTACGGTGTCTTTTGATAATGGTAAATCATCTTCTTCATTCATAATATAAAACCCCCATTTCTGAGGGTTTGTGAAAAGTTATACAGGGTAAGAAGGTTTCGCCTCTTTTTGCATAAAGTCATCATCCCAGTTAAATGCATCTTTCACTAAATTAGCAGTAAATCCTTTGTAGTCGTTGTTCAATCGCTTGTTTACAACTGATACTAAGAACGCCGCTTCTTCGGCACAAAGTCCTTCAAGTATTTGTATAAAAAGAACTTCTCTTTTTGTACTTGATAGTGTGTTGTCGCCACCTTTTGTAAACAGATACAAACGCTTTGCTTCTTGATGAAGTACTGTATGTTCTGTTCCAATAGGAGCATCATTTGCCGTGTAAGGTACATCACCTTTTGGTAACATCCATTCTATTCTCGGGTCAAATGCGCCTTTCAAGACTTGCCTTAAAGGTACTGAATCATGTTCTCTCAGTACTTTTAGTTTTCTTGGTTTGTCTTTAGCGTTGTTTACCTTTGTAGCAATTTCATGCATCATAGGGGGTACGGACCTGCCTGCTTCAGACATTGCGGACATACCTCTTCTAGTTGTAAGTGCTGGGTGGGATTGTGTTGTTGCTTGTTCGCCAACGATTGTACCATCGGCATTTCTTCTGATTATTGTCATGTTAATTTCTCCTTAACAGTTCTTTTGAAGTCTAAAATTCGTCTATGACTTCAATTAAAGTTTTAAGCTTTCTTGTAATAAAGTAGTTCAGTATCTTACTTCTGTGTGCTACTTTAACCTCGTTAAACTCATCATATATTTTCGCCTCAAGTTCTGGCGGTATTAGACTTAAATCGATTAGTTTTCGATTTCGGTCATAATTCTGTTGTTCTTCTGGAGTCATGGTCATAACCATTTCATTTAACCATGCCTCTATTTTCTTTTTAGTCAAAGGTCTTTGTCGTCTGCCTTCAATGAAAACATTATCATCGGACAATACATTTGGGATGCCATCACTTCTGTCACCTTTTAGTATATGTTCTTTAATATATATACTCGGCGTTTCATCTTTTCCTATGAACTTATTCAACACAGGACTATACTGTTGCACATTCTTATTGTGTAACTGTATGAAATCTTTGTCGCCAGATAGTATCAAAATCTTCTGGTCGTGATATTGTCGGCACAGAACAGCAATAATATCATCTGCTTCTGCCGTATCAAGTTCAACATACCTGTAAGGCATGTGTTCTTTGAGTTCTCGTCTAATGTTCATTAGAATCTCAAATATCTTAGGCCAGTCATGGTCTGATTTCTGTCGTGATTCTTTACGATTTGCCTTGTAGTTTGGGAATACTTGTTTACGCCATACATTACCACTATCACAAGCAAGAACCATCTCGCCATACTTATCACGAAACTTTCTGTTATGCCCACGAAGTGAGTTAAGAACCATGTGTCTGACTAAATCTTCACTTAGTTCTGGCGCATTTCTACCATTGATTTGTACCATCAGGTTAGAAATCATTACTTGACTTAAATCAACTATAATCATAATTTATTCACCGAACCCGTCAATTTCTCTAGACCTTTGTTTACATAGTCGTGAGGAAGTTTGTTTCCGTATTGTCTTGGAACTAACTGAATAATTTCTACTTCAGGCTCATCTTCATAAGTACCGAAAGCAAGTTCGTCTTTGTTAGCGTATGAGTATTCAACGCCATTAATATCTTTTACCATAGTTCTCACCTTTTTTCATCATTATATAGGTATATTATACACTAGTTTGAGATTTTTGTCAAGCGTTATTATCGTTTTTTAGCAGCAAGTTCTCGTTTAATCCAAGACTGTGCCATTGCCTTTGAAGGTTTTTTATTCATCAACTTTCTTATTTCTTTGTAGACTTTTACATTCACATCTTCAGATTCTACACTATTATCGACCAACACAAAATTCTTGGCACCGAACATGTTTCTTAGTACTGGTATAGCCTTTTGTATTTGTTTATGGCTTTGAATAACAATAGCATCTGGTACACTTCTTGGCCTCATTTGATTTCTTTTTATTGCAACTTCTAAAGTTGTGTTGACAAATACCATATGAGTATCATAACCAATGTATCCCATTGCTCTCATTTCTGATTCTATTCTTGACACATCTCGTGCAGTACTATCTAAGATAAGACCTAAACGACCATCAATAGCATGTTGAAGTCCAGATGATGTACCTCTCTTAGCTTTTCCTCTGAGTTTATCTCGTGTTTTTGCTTGAGTCTTTGTGTGGGTATTCATGTCTAAACTAAGACCTGCTTGTTTAAGTAACCTCTCAAAAGCATCATCACTATTGATTACTTTCATGCCAGCACCCATTAGCGTTCTCGCAGACACCCAGGATTTGCCTGCACCAGGTCCACCTGCTAAAAAGAATGCTTTGAATATGTGTTTGTCGTAAACACCCTCTGTTATAAATTCGTTAAAATCTATCATCTACGCCTCTACATGAAATGAAATACCACAACCACAGGCTGCCTGTGCTTTTGGGTTGATATATGTGAATTCACTTCCCATCAAATCCGCCTTATAACCTATCTCAATACCTGATAGATATCGTTCAT